ATTTTTCGGATTTGTGTTGTCCAATATACATTTTCCCATTTATTATATTAGTTGTTTTATACACATATCCATACATTTTAAATTAATCCTCTTAGCACGGTATTGTCCTCTAATTAGGATGTCTACCGTTTTCACAAAGTTTTGTCATTGTTATCACTAACAAAGTGCCCATGTATGTTTAGGCATGTAAGGAGCAAAAATTCCGCAACTTGCCTGCATTGCACCATTATTTACACCGAGGAAGAACTCACCCTCTGCAAGGTTTGGAGTTACAAATACCTTAAGTCCATTTAATGTACCTGCTAGGTATGGCCCATTTAAATTGCTTACACCTGCTGGTGAGAATCCTGGTACAAAGTTTACTACTGGCATAACATTAGGAGCTACTACTAGGAATGTAGGAGTAAACTTCTTTGTTACTGCGTAGATTGCCATCTTGTACTCCTCAAGCTTGGCCGCGAATGAGGCATAGTGATCTGCCATGCTTACGCCTGAAGGAAGTGTCTTGCTAAAGTTTGTGATTCCAGTTGCTGTTGGAGCCGCTTCTTTAAGCATATTTACGATCTCTGTGTCGATCTCGTAGCTGAGTTGGCCTACAGCCTGTTCAGCTAATCCCTATAATATTTTCCAAGTTCGCTAAACTTGAAAGAGGTGTTGTTTTTCCATTAGTAGTCAAATACATCTTATTATCATAGTATATAACTAATAAATTTAACAATCTTTTTCTTGCTACATTGACTTTTCTGACATCTTTATCAGTCCAAACACGCATACTAATGTTTTTATCTTGATATCTCTTTAATATTGCTTGATGCTCTGGACTTGATTTATCGAAAGGTTCAGGACCGTGTGTGAAAAATCCATTATATTCGATAAATAAATCAAGCTCAGGTATATAAAAATCACAATTATATTTATATCCATCAAATTCTCTGGAGTATCTATGATCAGTATAATGGCGTTTTATGTCATACTTCTTAAAATATCTTTTAAGATCATTGTACATTTCATCTTCTTTCTGAGATGAACCCTTACCATATCCACCAGAAATGCGTCTATTTTGACGTCCTTTTTCACCTCTCTTACGTTGCAACTCTAGATCTCTAAGTTAGTATCTTTCAAGTTGCGTATCTGTAATGCGGTACATTCTGAACGAGTGCGTTTCTTTATATTATACTTATCAAGATAATTCCTTACACTTGTTGGGCTTGCTATAATATCATATTCTTTTAATCTTAAACTGATTTGCTTTGTAGTAAGTTGCTCTTCTAAATATAACTGCTCTAATAATTGTTTTGGAATATTTATCTTTTTGTTTGGTTGTGCCAATATTATTTACCTCTCTTATAATTTCTTATAAGTATAGACTATATCTTCATCTGTAACTATAAACAGATGTTCACTTTTTCCACAATGCTTATTGTGTACACCTACGCCTAGGTTAGTCGTTGAAGGTTCCTCTTTTCGAGGCTTCCCTGCTGATTACCTACATATACTAAATATTTTTAAAACTTTCACACTTATGCTTGTTTCATCATTATGTTGTAGTTATTTAGTCTTTAAGGTTTTCCAGCAATTAAGTGAATTATCATCTAATAATTGCTTATTAGAGGGACAAAATTATTTATCCGCTAGATCAAAACCGTAATCTGTTTTCTTTTATATTTCCTAAAGTTCGTTAATCTTTAGGGTAGTTATTTATTTACTACCTCTTATTTTCATAAGAGAATGGACTATATCTTCATCTAATTTTATAGATGCTCACTTTTTCCACATTACTTAATGTGTACTCCTAAATAGGATAGTCTCTGAATCTTCATCCTGTTCTTGTTATCGAATTTAGATGCTTGACTGCTGATTGTCTAATCTAATTAATTTTTAAAACTTTCACACTTACATTTTCATGTTATGTTGTAGTTTAATTAGCTCTAAAGAGTTTCCAGCAATTAAGTGAGTGTTTACTCATATATTACTATATGAGGGACCTAAACATTTTATTGTTAAGCCTGGAACTGTGCTATCTGGCTATAGTATACCGAAATCCTACGAGCCTTAGCAACTAGTCCAATATTCTTTAGCTCTGCTTTGAGTGTTGGGAGAGTTTCCTGTGGAATTTGTACATTATTATATTTGTATGCCATTCTTCCCTTAACAGCTGCCACATCACCACTAGATGTTACGTTTACGTAAGTTACAGTACCAGAACCATCAGCAATTAACTTAACGTCATACTGCTTATTGTCTGTTGGGTTAGTGAATGCACCTTTAACTACAGGACCAAATGCTGGCTTTACGTTTCCTGCGGTTGCTACAGTCTCTACAACTGCTTCACCTGTGTAATTTTCGTCTACGTCACCTAACTGGTAAACGCTGTTAGTCATATCTCCTGCTTTTGACTGACCTTTGGTTGTTCCCTTTACATATTCTACATATGCAATGTTTCCATACCACTCTGTTAATCTTAACTAATATATAACTTTATAATTTAAATTATTTTCTTTTGCTGTTTGCAATTTTTTAACATCTCTCTCTGTCCATGTTTTAATTGCATTTTCATAAAATTTTGAAGTCTTTGCTTTTTCTTTCCACTTTGCTAACTGTTCTTGACATTCTTTATCTTTTGGATCATATGGTTTACCACCATGAGTCCAATGAGCATTTAACTCAATAAATAAATCCTCACTAGGGATATAAAAGTCACAATAAAATGGATATCTCTCACATTTATAGTTTCTATAGATGTCACTTTTATTATATTTTTGACATAACTCTACATAATACTTCTCTTCACTTTTTGATGTATTAAAAGTATTATTTTTACGTTTAGTTTTATTTGCTTTATTCACATAGTTAGCAATATAATCCGCATCCTTAAATAACTCTCTATATGACTCACTTGCAAAAAAGCTATCGGCACCATATCTCTGAATACATGTGTCTCGTGCTTTCTTTTTAAACTCGTCTAATTCAGAAGGATGTTTTACTCCATATCTTTTCAAATTTGTTTGCTGTGTTTTTTGCTCTCGTGCATAATATTTCATGCTATCTGGTTTGATAATATTATACTCACTAAGTTTTTTCGATAATCGCTTACAATTAACTCCTAACAATTCGGCAACATCTGTCTTGCATAGATTTTGTGTAATATATAAGTCATAAAGCTGTTCATAACTAACATTCTATGCAAATCGCCTACTGGCTTTTTCAGCATTATTGTAGGTTTCTGTTCCGTATAATCTTAACTTTGTTTCTCTTATACGTTGCTGTCTTAATTGTTCAGGAACTTTAATTTGAAACTTCTTCTTGATATCACACACATTGTGTCGAGATAACCTATACTTCTGCATAGTTGCCTCAATTCCATTTAGTATGACATAATTTGCAAATTCTTCAATATTTAATGTTTCTATAAATTGTTCTAAATCTTCTCTTTTCATAATATATTAGTTAAACTCTATATATTTCTACATAGTTCGGACTATATCATATTCTTATGTTGTTTTATCCTTTATAAGAACCCTTGCTTTTCCATATTATTTTTCTAATATGTACTCTACTCCATTATTCTACTAAATATTTCTTTTAGTATATTGTTTCGATAGTCTCTGCACCTTACTTAATTATTTATTATTAAGTCTTGGCTCATTGTTGTCTACAACTTTACTTGTTTAGATTTTCAATGAATTAACAAGGTTTTACCAGCACATATTAATGGTTGATGCTGGACATTGGGGAGGTAGCCACTAAGTCGAATGCGATCATTTATCTTACGAATAATTCGTTTCCAATTATTCTCTATATGTTTCCATATAGATGAGACTATATCATAAATATTAATAACTTCGTGTCTTATTAATATTTCCACGCACTTCGAGTTCACTCGAACTCTACTCTACTTCATTACTCTTTATATTCTCTCAAATATAAATACTGTTTCGATAGTCGTTGAAGGTTCCTCTTTTCGAGGCTTCCCTGCTGATTGTCCTCAACTTTACTTGTTAGGAGTTCCCAGCAATTCACGTGGTTTTTATCTACATTTTTGTAAATGTATTTCTTTCACTATTAATTATTAATAGTGCCTCTATGCATTTAAAGGTTTGGTAATCCCACATTGGTTAAGGCGAGGCAGATAAATAGTTAGCTATACATTTCTGCATAGTTCGGACTATATCTTATTCCTTAAAACTTTTACCATCCTAAGGAATCCTTGTGTTTCCACCATTAGTGTACTCTACTCACTTCTTCCTTAAAGTTTTTCTCTTTAAGTATGCTTTCGATAGTCTCTGCACGTTCCCTCTTAAGAGGGCTTCGCTCATGATTGTCTACAGCTTTACCTGTTTAGGGTTTCCATGAATTAACAAGGTTATTTAATCTTAATCTTTTGATTAATTTCTATATGTTACCATATAGTGAAGCTCTGCTCTGTTAACTTCTTATAGTCGCCCATTGCCGCTCTCTGTGTTCCCATAGATGCATCAAATGCCTCATTTAAAAATTTTGCTGTGTTGTCGAGACATTTTGCACAATTATGTTACGTACAATCGTTTCTTTTGTACTCTTAATATTTCTATTAAGTTAGGACTATATCATCAACTATTATTGTGTTATCCTTTAATAGTTGCCATGCACTTCAAACTTACTTAAGTCTTACTCTACTTACTTCTTCTCTAGGATTTTTCTTCCTAGATATGTTTTCGATAGTCTCTGAACCTTACACCTTTAAGGTGTCTTGGCTTCTGATTGTCTACACCACTACGTGTTTAGAGTTCCCAGAAATTCACATGGTTTTCATTATACTTATTTCTATAACTTCCCATAGCTATTACTAGCTACAGCTACTGCAAATCAATAGTAATTTTACGCATGTTATCCATACGCTCACCGTTATGCATCTTTCCGTATACACTCTCTGCAAGTGCAATTTTCTTTGAATACTTTTCTAGTAAAATGTTTGCCATTATGTTTATAATTTCCTTTAATTCATAAAATAATTATATGAATCTTTATCTAAACATTTCAGCTAGTTTCATATCCATTTCTGTTATATCATCTTCCACGTTTCTTGGAACTAACATATCATTATCGATATTTTTAGCCGAAACGCTTACAGATTCATTTAGTTGTGTGCTAAAAGGTAAGTTGTTTAAATTAATGCTATATTTCTTTAAGCTCTCACACACAGTATCAATATCATTAAAGCTATAGCTTTCAGGTAACCTATTCTTAATCTCCTGTGCTTTTACCCCTAGAGAAACAGCTTTACTCTCAATATAATGGTTGACAGCATTTTTGGCTATTCTCTGATATTTTTCTACTAATGCATTAGACTTCTTAAGTTTATTAGCATAACTTTCCTTTAATGCACTCTGCTTATTTTCCATATCTTCTATGGAGTTAGTTAGTTTTGTATGTTCATCTGTCTTTTCTTTTAATTGCTCTGACAGTTTCGCAATTCTAGTATCTTTACTAGATAGTTCTTTTTGTAGTGCATCCTTATTTGATACAGATTCATTCAACTGCTTATAGCTTGCCGTTTTCTCTGTATTAAGTTGTTCTACTAAAGAATTTAATTTTGCTACTTTCCCAACTAGTGCTTTATTACTCTTAGTTGTTTCAGCAAGTCTTGTTACAGACTTTTCTGCCTTTGATAACTTCTCTGATAAACTATTTTCTTTAGCATAGCTAACTGATAATTGTTCTTGCAGATTAATTACCATTTGTTCTAATTTCTTATTTGTTGCTAATTGTTCTTGTAGCTCGTCCAATACTGCCTTGTTATTATCAACTGCACTATTTATGTTCTCTATTACCTTTACATTTTCCCAATTAGAATCATTAAATCTTTGTCCTGTTCTTTTTTCTTCAGGCTCTACTGGGAAAACTTCTACATAATCACTTGTTACACCTGTAACTTCTTGAAGTTCATCTGACTTGAATCCAAAGAGACTACTAACTAATTTAATTTTATCTCCTACTTTAAGATCTCTCCAATCTGCTACTGGAGACTCTATAATAGTATCCATTAATCTTAGTTCTTCATAGAATAATGTACAACCGTTATCAGATTTATGTTGATACAGATCATGTTTCTTATTATTATTCTCTAGCCAATCTATTGAGTCTTGTATCTCTCCTGACTGCTTTTCTCTGTCCTTAAATACTCTATTATTCTTATATGTTTTGCACATTACACTATAAGGTGTTGCCTTATTTTCTGTTGCTTCATCAAGGTTAATTCCTAGGGTAGTTAATGACTCTTTTACAATCTTTTGGTTCTCCACTGTCTCTTTATTAATGGACTCTGTTAACTTTTCCCTTAAGGTTACATTGTATCTAGTCTTATTGAGTGACTCTGTTACATACTGTAGTCTAGCCGCCTTTACAGCAGGAATACTTACAATATCTAATGCACTTAAATTATATGTGTCTGGGTCAACTTCTTCATTACCTAAAAAATCAGAAGTAACCTCTCCTGAACCTCTTGTACTGATTCCTACTTTATAACCATAGTCACAAAGTGTTTTTAGTATTCTACCACATGGAGTATCTAAAATATCCCAATACCCATATAATAATCCATCTGGACCTTTAGCAGGTGGCTCAGGCATTACTATTGCAATCTTCTCAATTGCAACTTCTTCATAGTCAGGATGATTTAACTCTCCAAAAATACCACCTGCCTCATATTGTTCTTTTACAATTGGAGATGAGAATACTTTACTCCATAATTCTTCTCCGTATTTTCTACCATTCCTTGTAGCATTAATTACGTCTGCACAAGGTCCGTAGAGTCTACCTAGTATTCCCTTTTTCTCTCTTTCTTCAGGAGATATTCTCTGAAATTTTAGCTTATCACTTTCTGTTAAATTTCTCATTACTATGTGTTAAATTCCTAAAATTCTCTTTCTTTAGCTTCATCTCTCATCTTTTTGATGTAAGCTCTTCTTTTAGCTTCTTTCTTTTTCTGTCTTGCAATCTGTCCTTTACTCTTATAATAAGTTCTTCTATAAACTTCTTGCAAGATTCCTTCTTTAGCAACCTTTTTTCTAAATTTCTTGATTGCTCTTTCAGTTGCACCAGCTCTTGTCTCACCTTCTCTAGGTTCTACATATACTGTTGCCATAAAATATCACCTCTATTCTTTAATTTATTTTCTATTTATATTTACAAGATATTTTTATTTTTTAGAGATTTCTTCTAAAGTTTTTAAATCTGCTTTTACTAATGCTAGTATTTTTCTGCATGGAATCGTATCTTGTGTCTTTAGATAATGCAGTAAACATTTAGATATTTCTACTGACCTCGATGACTCCAGAAAACTGGTACTCTTTAAATCTTTGTTAAATAAGAGTATTTGTTGCAATAATGCACCTAGGCAGGTTGCAAGCTCTTCTGGCTCTAGTTTATCTTCTTTTACTATGTATATATATAGCTTGCTTGATTTATTATTGTATGACTTCCTTAACTTCTCATAGAATTTTCTAATATTTAGTTCTCTATGATCGTTAATAAATTTAATTACTGATAATGGTGGGTCTACTGTGCTTAATGTTTGTGTTATTACATCATCACAATCTATCCCCTTATCTCTTAATTCAAATAATAAATTTAAACATTCTTTCTTACTAATTGTACTCATTATCTAAAACACCTCTCTTTGATACAATCAACTGATATATTTTATTTAATTGTCTGACATATCACCTGCACCTAATTCAGCAGGTGTTGGTAGTGAATCATCTTCATCCGCAGAAGTTGATATTTCTGTATTATCGTCATCTCCGAATAAATCACCTAAAGATGTATTAGACGATGGACTATCTTCTCTTTCATCTAGTATTGAATCTATATCGGAATCATCAGATTTTCCAAAATCACTATCTTCTGACTCTTGTTTCACCATCTTATCTATCTCATCTTGGATATAATCTAATACCTCTGTATTATTTATTGCTGAAGATAGCATTGACTTTAAGATCTTAAACTTAACAGATTCGTCCTCAACGTCACTAATTAAGTCCATTACATCTCTTACAATACCAATCTCTGAAATTCTAGCCTCTCTCTTATCTAACTCTTCCTGTGAAACTGGTTCTTGCATTCGTAGTGTAAACTGATTAACATATCTATCAAGTCCTCTGTCTAATAACAGAATATTAATAGCATCTGTTAAGGTTTGAACCATAACTGACTGTATTCTCTTTATAGTCTTTGCATACCTAGATGACACAATACTTAATGATGTACCACCGTTAAAACCTGTAGCATCATCTGTATCACCTAAAAATTGTTTAGGTATTCTTGATGCCGCATAAAATCCATTTTTAAAATAGTCAATATCTGCAATATCTTTTACGTTTACATCACCGCCCAGTTGCTGGATATTGATTGCTCCTACACCTTGATGTGTTGGAACATAAACATTATTCTCCATAGGACCTGGGTTTGTATATTCAGACATATTACCGTCTATGTTAAGTGAAGCCTTCTGCTCTAACATAGTCTTAATTCTCATTAAGTAAGGCTTAACTTGTTCCTTCGGTAGATCTGCTGTTTCTACTTCAATTACCCTTACCAATGAACTCTTTGTCAATCTGTTTAGAAGTAAAGAAGATTCTAATAGCATTATCTGTCTCCACTTTTTATACATAGATGCAAGGATTGATTGACCTCTCCTTACTGTATAAATAGTGGCTTCTTGTGCTGTTATTTCTTCTTTATCATTTAAGAATATCTGAATCTGCTCTGGAGTTCTTGAAGCATTATCCTCTAATGCTCCATGTACGTGACTTACTGCATTATATACTAAAACATCTCTTCTTCTAAATTTATATAATTGAGTAAGATTGAAAGCGTTCATAGGATCGCCTTGCATTGTAGGTAAATTGTTTGCCTTTACATATGCATAGCTCTTACCAAATTTAGTAAGCTCAAACATTTCAGCAGGATTGGGTACAATATCAATGTAGTTAACTAGCCTATCATCATTGCTGTAAGCTACTATTCTAGCCTCTTCTAGCTTTTGTACTTCTTTATCCTCTGACTCTACTTCTAACTTATCAAACTTTTCATTTAATTTAGTTCTCTCTTTATTAGACAGTAAGTCATCTTCAAAGTCTGATTCTCTAAATAGCTTTAAGTATAAATCACCATATTTTACAAGTGAGTACATCCATTTATAGATATGTTTATCAACTCTTAAACTATCAAGTAAGAACTCAACATATGCAGTTACCTCGGATTCTTCAGCTTCTACCCAAACAATTTGACCGTTCTCATTTGTTTCCGTGGCATCTTCTGTATATATTTCAAGCATAGCAGAAATTACAGGATCTTGTGCCATTGTATCTAGTGTTTGATATAGTGACTCCCTGTTTTGTGCTAGATTACTTAATGCATTTATAGAAGATATATCAACTTGCGAGGACTGTACTGC